AGTCCGTCTGGTTGTCCAATGGTCCAGTCGGGGGAGCCGTTACCGGAGCCCCTTTCAAACGAGGAGCACTCGCTTGCTGGATTGATTCAATTATAGCAGTACTTCGATCACGAAGTACTGTGATGCTGTTTTCTATTTCTTCTTCACTATTACCAGATATTAGATCTCTAAGTTCTGGAATAATGGTTTCCTGCTCTTGTTGAATCCGGCGTTGGCGGAAGGACTCAAGCTGCTGCAGGTAACGCTCTTTTTCAAGCATGGCTTCTTGGGCTTGCCGCTGCTGTTCAAGCTCGACAAACTTCTGACCCCATTCCTGTTCAACCATGTTGAGTCGCTGACTCCATTCGTCTTCCTTCTTCATGAGAAGCTCTTTAGCGCTGAGCTCCTCTAGCTCACGTTGACGAATAAGCTCAGCTTCCTTCTTAGCGCGATCTTCAGCCTCTTTAATGGCCTTTTCTCTCTCGCTGCTAAGCAGGCTTAACTGCTCTTCCATTGCCTTAACACGATGGTCAGCGTCCTCAAGACGCTTGTACATCTTTTCCTTCTCCTGTTGGCGCACCTTTTGGATGTCCTCTTCGGAGAAGTACTTTTCTTCGGTAACCTTTGGAGCTGGGTTTGTTTCCTGCTCTACGGGTATCTGAATACCATCTTCAAATTTTGACATAAATTAACCTCTTTTAGTTTGGCTGATAATGACTGATTTAAAACAACTATTTATTCTTCATCAGGAACACGGCGCTGGGCGAACCTAGCTCCGTATGCCTTTGCAACTATATTGTTTACCATTCCTTCTACAGGACCACCCATAACCTGGGAGCCCGGTAATGGGCCACCAGATTCAGGAGAACCTGCACTTGTTACATTAGCACCTCCAGCGGGTACCGTGCTGGTACCATCGGGGCCAGGTAGCAAGCCTGTTGCAAGCATGACGGCTTGGTTGATCTGTGCGCGAAGCATGTCAAGCGCTCCTTGATCAATAGCGTCATCCCTAAGTTCTTCAAATATCTCAGCAAGTTTCTCACGTGGGAACTCTTCACCGAGCATACGCATAGCGCCTTCCTTGGACTCAAGCCCCATGGCCATCTTAGCCTGAGCTTCGTTGAGTTTAATCAGTACATCTACAGGAAGCGGCTCAGGCCAGTGCACCTGAGTCTTGTAGGTTATAGGATCAGCCGGGTCTAGCTGTGGCAGCTGGTCTTGTTCCGGTGGAACCGCTTTTGATGGGTCGTAGATCAGCAACTCTGGTTGGAATACCGCTGCAGTTCTGATGATGATCTCGTTTACCTTTTCTAACCCCTTAGTAAAGTGGATTCGCTTAAGGTTAAAGCGGTTCATCAAAGGCTGGTACTGAATCGACAGTGCTACGCCTGAGGTGTTTGATACTGGCTGGAACTGCCCTAGCGCGGTTTCTGGTACACCTGTTATTTCGTGCATAGCGCGCTTTAAGAATTCAATGTATTGGAGGGCCCCAGCCATCTCTCCACGAGACTCGAGGTTGAATACTGCTGCTTCCTTAGGAAGACCAGCCCAAACCTTCTTAGGACCACGCTCTAGCTGGCTAGCCTTAGCTCCGGTGATGATTGTAACTGGGGCGGCGTGGTAGTTAATAATGTCCGAAACTTCGGTCATCTTTTCGTTTAACTCACGGTTTAGGGAGATGATGTCCCAGATATCCGACTGTCCCCAAGGGGAAGAAGAGATAGTCATATTGGGGATATGCACAACTGGAATGCGACCAATAGGGTTAGGGTATTGATCGATGAGCTCATCGTTGATGTACTGCTCAATGGAGTCGTCAGTCAGGATCTCCGTAAAGGTGTATACCTGTCGTGTTCCCTCAGGGGACGTACCCCAGAACCGGTACTTGAGTTTAAATCTCAATAGACGGTCACGGTCGTGTGGGTGGTACTCAGGGAAGCAGTGGGCGGGGTTGAGCGGGATTATTCGGATCTTGCCCTCGTTAGGGATTCCAATTGGGTCAACATACGGATCTTCGTATGCAACCTTTACAAAGCAGTCACCAGTAACGCCAGCCAGCTGACCCATCTCCCAAAGAACACTATGCTTTGAGTTGTCTACTTCCCAAACTTTATGAAGTAGGTGTGGGATGATTGCAGCGTTTTGCTCAGGAACTTTCCACTGAACGCCCTTACCAAAACAGAAGTTCGTGATGTAGTCCGATAGGGTTCTGGTGTAGTTCAGAGTTATGTTCTGTTCTCCGACTTCACGCCTGTACGACCAGTGGTGGCCTAAGTACCAAGCCCAGCATGCGCTATAGCGGTTTAAACGTGGTCCGTGTACCTCAAACTCTTCGTCAGCGAGTTCAACTAAGCCAAGGGGAGAGATAGCAACTGTTAGGTCGCTAGACGAAGCTCTATAACTTGGTGACCAAAAATCAACCGGCATTAATACCCCTGGTGTTTAAATAGCTTAGCAATGACTTCCTAATGGGATCAGGAACGTCAATGTATGTTATTGATTGTATCATCCCAAGTGGGATATGAGAAGGATTGCTGTAGTATACAGGGTTCTCTTGATCGTTTTTATCAAACAAAACCGTTCCCACCAAAGTAAGGTGGTCGTCCAAGAAGTTGTCAACTACCCAACCTACTGTGAAGGGCTCCACTGGGTATGGTCGATACTCCGTGGGATCAACCCACCCAGTGGGCCCATCAAATGCGTCAAGCCACGTAACAATAGCTAGTTTAGGTTGTTCTTGTTCTTTAACCTTCTTGGGTTTGGGCATTGTAAAACTTCCCTCTAAAGAATGCCGCCCCGTTGTGGAACGGTACTTGTTCGTAGAAAAAGTTACCTTCTCCTGGCTGGTAGGTGACCACACCTATTCCCTGCTGCCAGTCTTCAACTATTGTCATCGGTCGTCCGTCTAGATCTATCGATCCTTTAGTAGACGGTACGGTTCCGTTGCATTTTGCCAACGTACCAGGGGATGCGGCCATGATGGTCTTGGGACCATCGAAATCGTCGCGTGAGCGTTCTGCCCATTCACGGCGGTGGATGTGTCCGTATAGTACAGACGACTTCTCTGTGTTGAGATAGGCATGCGCTGTAGACCCGTTACTGCGTACTTTTGTGCCGTGGATGACTCGGAGTCTTTGGTTGATCCAAAATTGTCCCGCTGGATAGCCCGGTACATAATCCACCCCATAATCATCGAAGCGACAGAGATAAGGGACAGAAAGGACAGGCCAAGAGTCAGGGCTAATCCCCCGCTTGATCCCGAATGCTGCTTTCGCGTTGTCGAGGACAAAGTTCACCAATCTTTCTTCGTGGTTTCCTGCTAGCCATACTATTCTAGCGTTTGGAGCTATGGTTCTTAATTGAGCACAAAGTACAGTAGCTCGGTCAATGGATGCTTGTGTGGTGAGGGCGTAGGCGCTACTCAAACGGTACTTTCCAAACTCCGGTAGGTCCAGGTTGTCTCCAACCAAAACTACTAGATCTGGGTTTAGGTTTTTCACAATTGTGAACGCGAGGTCAATTGCTTCCTCATCGTGAGTAGATTCCAGCTCGCCGGATCTAGCTCTAAAATAACCTATTTGCATGTCCGGAAGGACTACGCAGGTTTCGTACCCATCTTTTTTAGATGATGCCTTAGACGTGAGCTTTGGCATACGTACGGAAGGGCCAGGCTGTACTACCGGCCATTCGGGGGTAGCTTTTGACAACGAAGAAATAAGATTACTCACAGCCACACCGTCCAGTCATGTGGCGAGAAATGGTGCTAGCGCTTACTGCATAGCCATTCTTCGTCAGTACGTCTGACAACCATGTGCATGAGTAGGCTTTTGCCCGCCCATTGCCGGTGTCTGACTTTATCGCAACCTCAGCGTTTTCTACTGCTTTGCGCTCTTCTTCCGACATGCTCTCTTTTATCTGAGTAAAAGAGCACTTTTGTCTGACAGGATTTACCTGCCGATCTAGCAGGTCCCGTATGAGACCACTTGAGTCTGACATCTAAACTCCTTGTGATACAAAGCAACAATAGCTGCTTTTGTTTATGCGGCTGTTTTGCCGATATTAGTATACACAGATTTAGATGCGTTCAAAGCATTTACTAAAGATTGGATTAAAGTAAATAGTTCTGCTTCTTCTTCATGACCTCGTGCGGGAACACGAAGAAGGTACTTAAGGGCTGTCTCTATTTGATGCTGACTCACAGATGCTCCTTTGGCTACGGAGCATCTACTCTATCAGATGTCAGCCAGATACAACAGTCTTGTTGGGAAGATTCATCTTCCCACCTGTGTTATAAGAGTACTCAAACTGTGGCATGTTGTCGCCGGACATTGAACCCATTACAAACTCACGCAAGTGGTCTGGAGCCTCAATCCAAGTAGCCGATCCAACGTGTGCACGCTCGCGCATGGTCTCCTCGGGGTACTTGTAGAACATCTCAGGGTTGTTATGGTTCATGCGCATTGGCGAAGAAGCGGTGTCCTGGTAGGCGCCTTTTCCAAAGTCATTCGGTACGTCAGTGTCAGTTGCGACACCTTCTTCAAAGCGAAGGGGTCCACGGTTGCCAGGGATGCTGGGGGCCATGGTACGCTCGAATTGTGGCATACCCTTTTCAGGGAACATGGGCATTGGGGCTACGGCCATAGTGTATATCCTCCTAATGGAATGGACGTTTGTATATTTAGATTACCATATTTTACGGTTTAGCGGAAAAAGGGGTTGTCTGAGACCGTTACCGTTGGCATGCTTTCAAGCACAGACATCGAGCAAGCTATTGCTAGGCTGTCTGGGTAGTCGTCAAAAGCACCTTTTTCTTCAGGTGCCGCCGCCAACATATAAGGACCTCTGTAAACTTTCTCCAGGTCCGACATCTGCTGGTTGAACCGCTTCCAGTTCCTGGTTCTCCGTGCCTTAGAGTGGCCGGGGATTACAAGTTGATCTCGCTGTATTAACTCTGTAAGATGCACCCATCGGTCGTTCTGGTTTTTAGAATCTGACGACACAGCGACAACCTCAATGTTGGACATCAACAATTGAAGTCGCTCGGCTACAGCACCGCCGACACCCTGGGCATCAACACCAATTCGATAAACATTATAATTGCGAAGAAAATCAATAATCTCAAAATACTGGGATTCCCATTCTTCATTGTTTATCTCCAACCAGTTTAGGACTCTGTGTTCGTAAAATCCAAATCCGTCAGGGTGATCCCAATCAACCCAACAAACCGTTACTACAGTAGAGTCATTTGATCTAGCTACGTCAATACCCACAACAACTGGGGTTCTCCACCACTGCTTAACCAGGCCCATAGAAGGGTCGTACATTCTGGAAAGCCTGTCGTCGCTGACAAACATTCCCTTTTCCAGAACCCACTTGTTGCAGTAGGACATTTGGAATTCATCGGAGTCTTCTCCGATTCTTATCTTTTCTTTTTGAATAAACTTTGCGTAGTTATCATTATATTTTGCAGCGATTTTCCAATCGTATTCAAAGTGGCACTTACGATGGTTTCTACGCGCGTTTACATCACGGCGCTTATTAAACTGGATCATTTTGTAGAAGTAGGACTTGTTCCTGGTGGCCGTTCCTGTAAGCGCAATAGTTCCGTTATTGAACGCCAACATGGGCTTGATTGACTTGGTGATCATGAACTCGTCGGCCTCTTGGGCCTCGTCAATCAGAACAAAATGGTAAGTTTTAGACTCAATTTTGGCCTTAGGGTTACACGTCTGCATTCGGCAGAGAGACCCCGACTTCTTTAGGCTGATGAGCCTTCCCTTTCCTCTTGACCCACCAGAGGTTGCTTTATCGTCGATCTCTGGGTCTAGCAAGAAATCCATGGCGTGCTCACTAGTTAGCTTGGTTACAATTCTACTGAACACGGTGTCAGCTTGGTCTTCTACCGGAGCAAACACGCCACACCAGAATCCCTTTTCAAATTTGCCCAACCAAGTTGGGTAAACTTTTGCAAGTTTTGGCAAGATGACCATCATTGATGCCAGCACGTTTGATAGCACCTCTGACTTGCCTGACTGTCGCGTAGCAACCAGCGTCATCTCTTCGCCGTCACCAATGACTATTGACTCGATCATTCGGTACGCAATTGGTATTTGGTATGGGAAAAGAGTTACGTTACAGAACTCCTCAGTAAAAAGAACTAGCTTTAACACCAATTGGTCGATAAACTCTGCTGAAGTTTCATCCAGTTCTATTGACTGGATGTCCTCAGGAGCAGACCCTTCTTCAACTGCCGTGTTCTGCATGATCAGGCCGGTGTGGAGTCTTCGTTAAATAACGATCCCTGTCCCGGTATCTCCAGTTGCTTTTTGGGCATACCCAGAGACTCGGAGATTCTGTCTATCAAGTAGAACAAATCTGGAAGGCTTACTAGGTATCCATAGTCTTCTTTGTCGCCAGACACAATTGGGGAAACACAGCCAAACTCGTACCCGAGATGGTTTAGACTCTTTACAAGAGTGTACAAGTACTCTTGGTCTTGCCCGTTTCCTCTGAGGAGGGCCTTCTTATTAGGGTGCGGGTTCTCTTTGTCTCTTTTATTTAGATTCACCATTTTTACTCCTTGTACATAATAATGATAACACTAGTTATCTATTTTGTCCGAAAATCTCTCATCTAGCTCATCCCACATTGCCTTGAGCGTGTTCAAACATGTAGACACTTCTTCTTTTGTACCGTCTTTGTATCTCCATGAGTCAAATGATTGACCCAACGAAATGATGGTCACGTCCATCCAGCTGATTATCTCTGGTGTTGTCATTTTGCTAAGCCTAGAAATCTTGGATGCTGGGCTAGCCTTTTGTTCCTTTTTAAAAAACATGTTCACCACTCTCTTATTTCGGATGCGTTTGTGTCTAATAATCTACCACCCAAAGCGCCCAACAACCCAGATTCTTCATCTGTGTGTTGGGAGGGTTTGCATACCCCAATTTGTAGGGAGTATCTGTGTACACGGATGTTGATACCATTACCAACCATCCACGGCTGTGACGTTTGTCTCATAAATCCTTTAGATACTACTGGGCTTGTTATATTAGCGTTATCTCTTAATATCATATAAAGAGACTTAAAGTAGATTAAACTATTTAGCGCTTTTCTGTGCACTGCCAGTATAATCAAACTTATTGATAAAACCACAGTAATTAGTATATATACGATTATCATATTGTTGTCCGGTCTTTGCGGGTGTTAGTCGTCTGGCCAATCAGCGTTAGCAACGTACCCATGGTTCATTAATCTGATAACAACTTTATCTGATTTTTGCTTACTTGAAATACATTGAGCTCCCAAAGACTCAGAATCTCTAAATAGTTTAAAGTTTGCTGCAGAAAGAGGGCCATACCTAGATACGGCACCGTTACTTTCCCAGCGCACGTACAGGTACCCTTCTAAATCTACTTCTGTAGATTCAGAAGTACACTCTTTTGTAGACACAAATTTGTACTCAGTTATTCGAGTGCTTTTGTCAGGACCCTGGAAGTACCTGTCTGCCATCTCAATTTCTTTGTGTATAAATATCTCAGGAAATAACTCAGCGCAATCTACTACTTCATCCTCGGTGTCTTCTTCATACTCTTCTTCGTAGTCCTGGTAAGAATAGTCATCATACTCTTCTTCGTATGTTTCATTGTCCGGCTCCCACATGTCTTGGTCTGACGGGGCGACAACGTCTGGGTCTATAGAAAGAGGCCCACCTTGTTTTTCCATGAGTTTACGACGTGTTGTAGCTTCTCTTCCACCGACATCCCCAACGTCTCTTCCAAGAGCTTTTTGAAGTTCGTCTAGTCTACGTCGTCCCTTTTTACCATAGTTTGGTGCCACTACTTCTCCTTGTTAACGGTTAGCTATACGATGATGCCGTGTTCTGCACCCCAACTGCAACCATGTTTTGACCTCTTAAGAAGCGCTCATTAGTGGCTACTGTTGCGGACCAGTCCCCACCAACTTTTCCTCTAACTCTAAATGTAACACCACTCAAAGCACTCCCACCTAAATTAACAGTTGTTATAAATGAAGCCCAGTTTGTAGATAAGTTGGCAAGAGTAGGTGCTGGGAAATCTTTAAATGTGTTACCGCCCCAATCCTGTGGTGCGGTAGAACCAGAAACCATCCATACTAAATCTTTTGTTGTGTTGATATTAGGGTCAGCTTGGATTTCTCCACCAAGATTACTCCTTCGTAGGTCAATAAGTAACCCGGTAACTCGTTTATAGTTATACGACCCCTCAACTCCAACTGTAGGCATAGTTATAGTCATTGAATAGGTGTCCGACTCAGCTATATATGTAAGTGTAGTATTTATAGGAGAATTCCATGGTTGTTCAACAAGCCCACCAACCATTGTCTTTGTGTTACTTGTTGATGTTCCCGCCGTATTCTTAGCCACTACATAGTAGTTACAAGTAGAACCTGCACCACAAGAGACAGTAGCAGAAGTTGCGGTGG